GCTGGTTTCAATCACCGGGTCGTTTATCCGTTAAGATAGATGGAGCTCCCGCTGTTGTATGGGGACGCAATCCAAAGACAGGCCACCAGTTCGTGGGTACCAAGTCCGTTTTTAATAAGAAAAGACCAATCATATGTGAGAATCACGCAGACATTGAGAAGTTTTATCATGCTGTCCCAATGCTTGCGCAGATCCTAATTTTTTGTTTAGATAACCTACCTGATACAAAATACATCTATCAGGGTGATTTTATTGGCTTTGGTGGTGAGAGGGAATATACACCCAATACATTAACATATATGTTCCCGAAGCATATACAGGAGGACATCATCATAGCCCCACATACTCGTTATGAATTGGGTGATGAGGGATTAAAGGATGCTTATGGGTTGCCAATCAATAAGGGTGAGTTGAAGTCAACCGATGGCTGTCGCTTCGTTCAACCGAATGCGTACATCTACACTGGCTATTATAACCAGTTGGAGCAAAAAAACACTATGTTCCAGTTAGGAAACCGCGTAGAGTTTGCCCGACAGATCGCAGCATCCGTTGAGTTTGTAACAGAGAAGGAAGCAGCAGAGATTAAAAAAATGTTTAACAGTTGTATTCGTGAGGGGTTGGAGATTGAGCCGGAACTGTTCGCAGAGGTATGTGATATCAACCTGATCCGTTTATGGCTACTGGTCAAGTTCATGAAAGAAGAGTGCTTATATCAGTGCAGACATGACCACAGCATAGAAGTTTACTTTCAAGGTGATGAGGCAGAGCATGAGGGGTATGTCTTTGATAATGGGTTTGGAACTTATAAGTTAATAAACAGAGAGGTGTTCAGCCATATAAATTTTAATCACAGTCGAATGGCACGGGGGTAGCCATTCGTTCGTTCGTGCAGTGGCAGCGATCGGGGGGTTGATGCCCCCTGATATGAAAATGCGTGACACCCCTAGTCTACAAAGTGTTACGAAAGCGAGACATAAATTACACGAACTCTAAAATTTTTTTTCGCTATATAAAAACGACTATAAGATTTCATTCGATGCTAAAAAATTCCGGGGGCTATTTTTCTTCCATAGAAGTTGATATGGTAACTGGAGAGTATCATGTTATAATACCAGAGTGGATTATCAATGAAATGGATTGGTATGAAGATACAAAGTTAAGTTGGAAAACAGACGGTGACGAAGTTATTATCACAGAAAGTGATGAGTGAAGATTATCTGGAGATTACTTTCGCAAAGCACAAAGTGTTTCGTGAAACTCAAGATGTAATATTCTACGATATATCAGTTGAAGACAGTAATGCCACAGATTTGGTTGAGCACACAGGCCCTGCCATTAGTCCTCCTGATGATTTGATTGGAGCAAAGCAGTTCTATATTCATTATCATCAGGTTGATTATAATCGTGTTTTAGCAGGAAAGAGAACTTTTGAGTTAATTAATCCGAAGTGGACGAATCCCTATCATATTGTAGAACTGAATCGAGATAGTGGAGCACTTATCATTCCGAAAGAGACATACCATCGCTCTATCTCAGGAGCAAATGGATCGATTGTAATTAATCAGGCAGTACGAGACAAAGACTTTAATCAAAAGACTGAGTTTGTACCTGTGTCTGCTGGACAGAATACAGTATTGTATAGTATAATTAACAAATACAAACCAATCGTACATCATGTGTAATACCTACCACATCTACTTAAACGATAAGTGTCTATTTAAAAATTTAGATCAACACGAGTTTGATATTATATGGAATAAACTTTATACTTCTTATTGGAAAGAAGAGATAACCTACTCATGTGTTACGGAAAACACGAAAGATTTAGTTACAACATTAGAAGAAAGTTCTTATTGACATTGCATAGATATTGATGTAAAATATAATTATGTAATGAATTAATTATGGCAAAAGGTTTTAAGGTTAAATCAAAGGCACCGACTCAGAAAGAACCAGAGTGGGACTATGAATTAGCAAAGCAATTGATAAGAGGAAAAAAGATTGTCTTCTGTTTACCCGGCAGAGGAGTTTCTTATGTTTACTTAAAGAATTTCGTACAGTTATGTTTTGATATTGTACAAGCAGGTGGAGGAATACAGATATCTCAGGATTATTCTTCAATGGTGAACTTTGCTCGGTGTAAGTGTTTAGGTGCAAATGTTCTTCGAGGCCCTGATCAGTTACCTTGGGATGGTAAGTTAGAGTATGACTGGCAGTTATGGATTGATAGTGATATTGTTTTTGATACCGCAAAGTTTTATCAGTTAGTTTTAAACTCAGTTCCTGCAGAAGCAGTCAGAAAGGAGAATGTAATCGAGAATGATAAGGTCGTTGGACAGAATTTAATAGTTGATGATGCAAAGACAAGACCAATTGTATCTGGTTGGTACTGTACTGAAGATGGTCGTACTACATCGGTTGCTCACTGGTTAGATGAAGAGGACTTCTCATCAAATGGAGGTGTGATGAATCACGAGACTCTCGAAACAATACAGAAGAGAAAGAAACCATTCACTGTTGACTATGCAGGATTCGGTTGGTTACTCATACAGAAAGGTGTGTTTGAAGACAAGAACCTACCTTATCCTTGGTTTGCTCCAAAGATGCAGGTCTTTGAGTCTGGTGCTGTACAGGATATGTGTGGCGAAGATGTCTCGTTCTGTCTCGATGCCAAAGAAGCAGGTTATGAAATCTGGTGCGATCCTCGGATTCGTGTCGGACATGAGAAAACAAGGGTAATCTAATGGTCATTACATTCTTTTCAATATTATTGATACTCTTTATCGTACTCGTCGTAGTTACTTACTATAACCCGCATGCGTGAAACTAAGTATACAATACTTAAAAATGGAAAGGCAGTGTTCTCAGACTTATCAGAAAGAGAATACTTTGATCGAATGCAAGACTATGCAGTCGAATTCTACCTCACAGGGAAAAATGATCCCAGTGAATTTACAACTGAAATGATTGAACAAACAGACTAATGGCAAAAACATACAGTATGGGTGAAAGTATTCAAACTCATCCCAAAAAAACTCGACAAGGAACTGGAAAGCACTCGAAATATGCGGCTACCTCGCGTAACTCGGCTCGTAAAAGACCAAGAGGGCAGGGTAAATAAATGTCTTGTCTAATTGCGAATTTACCTTCTTATGAGGTATGGGTAAGAAAAGAATACTTAACCGACCATAAGAGTGGTCATGGCGAATTTGTAAAGGGAGTATGGGTATCTGCGAAGAGTATACCCGGTCGAGCATTTTATTTTGAAACATATTTACCTGAATATGCAGCAATGTTCGATAAGTTACCAATCTCTGCGTTTACAAGCGATCCAGAAACTCCTACACCAGATATGACATTACATAATTTACAGTTTTGGAACTGTATGGACTATGGTGTGGTGGCAGTTCAGAAGCAATTTATCGGTTCAATGCACTTTGAAGTGATGACAAGAGACTTTGGTAATCAAACAGGTACTTATATTTGCACCTTAGATAACTATCATCAAGATGTAGACGCAATTGACTACTCTACAAGTGAACAACCTGCTGAACATAAGTCTCATAACCTCTTAGAGTTGGATAATGGGCAGTTTTGTCTTTATCCAAACAATAGAATGCGTATCTATGACAACAGTATTACTCCAGAAGAGCCAAAAGTACCTGATTTTAAAGTATCAACAGTGTACTATCAGGTTGAGAATGGTCATGATCGTGATGGATTGGGTTCAGAGGACAATTATTTCTGGAAAACATCTAAAGAACGCAAAAATGAAGAAAATTGGGACTATGAAACTAACGATAAGTCCTTTGTAGAAAGTAAAGGTATCCCTTCACCAGAAGATATTGGATAAATATTGTAACAATGGAGGCAAAATGGTTGTAAAAGTTGATAAGAGTAAGGAATTTGTCAAAAGTGGCAAAATATTAGTAAGTGAATATCCTGCAATTCACCCAAAATCGATAAAAACTAAAAAATCTGAATGAAAACTGTGAAAAATGCTCATATGGGCGAACATTTATTAGTTGAAGTATATAATGTATCCTTTGATAAGTTAAATGATAAAGAAAAAATTGAACAGGCATGTATTTCTGCAATCAAAAGTGAAAATTTGACTATCTTAAATACATTTTCTCATCAATTTGACCCCTATGGTGTAACTACACTCATATCTTTAGCAGAAAGTCATCTATCTTGCCATACTTGGCCTGAAAAAGGGTGTGTAGCAATCGATATTTTCACATGTGGGAACAAAAATCCACGATCTGTTGCATGGTGGGTACTAAATTACTTTGATTCTGATGATTACAATATGACAGACTTGACGAGATAGGTATAAATAATAAAAAAATACTATAAATGGCGGTAAATCGCATATCTAGGGCATTTAAGGACATAAATTTGTCTTTTAATGCACATCCAGTTACTAAAGACATCACTGTTTTGCGCAATGAGAACGCAATTAAGAGGTCTGTGCGTAATTTGGTGCAAACAATACCGACAGAAAGGTTTTTTAACTCAATTTTGGGTTCTCAGGTTCGTGATAGTCTCTTTGGGTTCGTTGATTTTGGTACAGCGTCCGTTATAGAGAGAGAAATTATCACAACTATTGAAAACTTTGAACCTAGAGTTGATAATTTGCAAGTGAATGTTGATCCTCGACCAGATACCAATGAGTTTGAGGTGAATGTATTATTCGATATTATTGGCCAAGAGTTTCCGACACAGGACTTTACATTCATACTACAAGCAGCAAGATAATGCCTTTCGCAAAATTTTCTAATCTTGACTTTGATCAGATTAGAACTCAAATTAAAGACTACTTAAGAGCAAACTCTAATTTTACAGATTTTGACTTTGAAGGATCTAACTTTTCAGTTTTAATTGACACATTAGCATATAACACATATATTACCGCATTTAACTCAAACTTAGTTGTTAATGAATCATTCTTAGACTCTGCAACACTTCGTGAGAATGTAGTTTCATTAGCAAGAAACATTGGTTATGTTCCAAGGTCAAAAACAGCAGCAAGAGCATCAATATTATTTCAAGTACAAACAAACTCATCAAGTCCAACACTTACTCTTCAACCCGGACTTATATGTACAGGTGCACAAGATGGCACTTCCTTTGTTTTTTCAATATCAGAACAAGTAACCACAGTCGTAAACAATGGTATTGCACAATTTGGAACAACTGAGGAACCTTTAGATGTTTTAGAAGGAACTTTCCTTACTTCTCAGTTTGTTGTTGATGGATCTCTCGAACAGAGGTTTATTTTGGAAAATGGATCAATTGATTCATCATCTATTGTAGTTTATGTAAAAGGATCAGCAGATCCCGGTCTTGGAAAACAATATAAACAAGTTGATAATATTGTAAATGTTAACTCATCATCTGAAACTTACCTAATTCAGGAGATTCAGGATGAAAGATATGAAATTTTATTTGGTGATGGCATCTTTGGTGCTAAAGTTGAAGATGGTGCTGTAATTACTATTCAGTACATTGTTACTTCAGGTATTGATGGTAATGGCCCATCTATATTCAGTTATGCAGGAAGTCTACAAGATTCTCTTGGAAATATAGTTGTGCCAACAGTAGTTCCAACTATCACAACTATCAATGCTGCAGCAAATGGTGGTGAGATAGAGACTTTAGATTCGATTAAGTATTTTGCACCTAGACTGTATTCTGCGCAGTACAGGGCGGTTACAGCTAGAGATTATGAGTCAATAATACAATCCATTTACCCAAACACTGAAAGTGTATCTGTTGTTGGTGGAGAAGAACTTACACCTCCAGAATTTGGAACAGTATTCATTA